GAGGTCCTCCAGGATCGTGATACCCGCGACGGCCGTCTGATTGGCCTCCACCGGGTCCATGATCCGCGGGATGTTCGTGAAGCCCTGAACACGACGCCGCGTGTACGGGGTCGCCACGTCCACCGCCGGGGAGACAACCGCACCGGCGACCGCTGCGCCGAAGAAGCTGCCATCCACGAGGCTCTCGAACGACTGCCCAACCTCATCTGTCAGGGTGACGGTCGCCGAGTCCGGGTAGAGCGCGATGATGCGGCTGGAGTTCAGACCACGAGCCACGGACTGCGCCGAGGTCGGGCTGGTCCCCGAAGCGAACCCGATGAACCCGATACGCTCGGCCTGGTTGCGGATGCTGCTCTGGGTCTCGCAGTGCGCCGTGAGGTGCGTGTAGACCGCCGTGCTCGTCGCGAGCGGCACGACGATATCGGGCTTGATGTTGCCCGGCAGCGGCGTGGCCATCTCGTCGATCGCCGCGTTGAAGTCCTGGTCCGACGCCTGGTTGGTGTTCGGTTGCTTCAGCACCTGCTTGAGGATGAGCAGGACAGCACCGTTCAGGATCGCCAGGTACGACGCAAGCGTCAGCCGGTTCTCGGCCGAGGTCCGGCCGAAGTTCGCCTCGATCGTCTTGAGCTGCTGGAAGATCTTCGGCGAGAAGTCCTGCTTCTGGTAGCGGTAGCTGATGAAGTAGAAGTCACCAACTGCCGGCTCCACCCCGCTCGGGTTGTAGGTCACGAGCTGCGCGGTGTCGTTGACACCCACGCCGACCGTGTTGGTCACGAGCATCTCCAGACCGCCGATCGAGTAGCGCGGGACCGAGGGGCTGACGTGGAAGGTCGGGGAGACCTCCAGCGTGAAGTTGCCCGTCGCCGTGTAGCTGCCCGTCGAGGCCGGAAGCACCGTGAAGCGCAGACCCGTCACGGCATCCGTGTACGTCTGGCCCGGGATGCCCGTGCCAGCCGAACCCGTCGGAGAGGTCGAGGTCACCGTGTAGATGTTGGCCGAATCCTCGCCCACGTCGCCGTCAGTGCCGACCGTGATGTTCACGCCCGTGGTCGGGTTGAACGCCGAGTTCGCGGAGTTCGCGAACCCGATGCTCGAAGTCGCAGCACCCGTGGTGGTTGACTCGATGGTCAGGTAGTCCTTGCCGCTGATGGAGTCGGCGTAAGCCACCGCACCGGCCGCAAACAACGCCGTGTCGTTGAGGATGTCCACCACTTCCTGGACATCCACCAGCGTCTGGCTCGCGAACTGGTTCTGCGTGAACCCGAGGACCGCGTTCGCCGACCCGATGTTGATCAGGATGGACGAACCCGAGTCGTTCGTGGTGCTTGTGAGGCGAACGTGATCCAGGTTTGCACCCGTGCCCACGGACGCCACCGTCGCAACCACCGCGTTGATGTCTGCCACCACCGTGGCAGCCGTCACCGCCGGCCCGGCAGTCAGCGTGACACTGTAGTCCACGCCGTTGACACGGAAGCTGAAGGCATCGTTCAGGCCCGCCGTGATGTTGAACGGACCCGCGAGAGAGCCCAGCATCGTGGCCGGCTTGTTGATGGCACCCGGAGTGCCGTTGACGCTCGCGAAGGTCGTGAACCCGAGAACCGTCTCGACGGTGCCCTGGTTGATCGTGACGTTCGCCACGTCGTCGAAGCCGCCCGGCAGAGCGCCCGGCACTTCGAGGCCCTTGATGCGGAACAGCACATCATCGAGGGCGCCGATCTGCTTGAACCCGGCCAGGTTGTTCGGCGCGGTACCGATGAAGTTCGGGTCCGCGTCGATCGCCGCGTTGATGTCCGCGATGATCTGGGTCGGCGTCCGGGCGCCGGCCGTGATCGCGATGGTCGCGATGTCGAACCCGTCGATGCTGATGTTCAGCTCGTTGTTCGGCGACGCCGGGATCGTGATGAGGCCGGCGCTCATGGCCACGTGGCCGCCGTACATGTAGGCCTCAGCCGCCGCCGCGAGGTTCGAGGTCACGTTCGAGCCGTTGACCTGAGTGACCCACGACGCCGAGAAGGGGCTGTAGAACGAGTACGGGGACGCGCCCTTGTTGGTGAAGACCGCGTTGCTCGGATCCGAGTTGTCGAAGGTGACGGTCACGACCTCGGCAACCGGGGTGCCGTCGCCCGTGTGGAACGCATCCGGGATCTGCTCGACACCACGCGGCCACTGAACGATCTGGCTCAGGCCGGTCTTGGTGCCGAAGCGGGTCTCGTACAAGTTCGCATCGCGGGTCGTCGAGAAGACCTCGTACTGGCCCACGCCGATCGGACCGGCCACCTTGTTGGTCAAGATGAACGTGTCGTCAGCCAGGCGCGAGTAGTAGAACGTCGCGTAGGCGTTGTAGTCCGGCGGCTGCGGGGCCTTGAGAGTGATGCGACGGTTCACACCGTCCACCACCGTGACCGGCACAGCCGAACGGTTGAGAGCGTCGCTCAGCGTACGGCCCGTGTAGACCCGCACGAGGTCCGGACGGTTCGTGATGAGGTCCTGGCGGCTGTTGGCCACCGAGTTGAAGGTCGAGAGACCGAGCGGCGTGCTGCGCCCGTTGCCCGTGGTCGGGACCTCGGGCAACAGGTAGTCGGTGGCCGAGACGGTCGCCGGGATCGTGCTCGTGTCCGTGACGCGCGTGCACAGCCCGAGGAACATCTGCTCATCGATCAGCGTGCCGACGATCTGCCCGCCCGAACCCGTCGAGCCGTCGAAGGGCGTCGCACCCGGAGTCGTCGTGGCAGCCGCCACCTGGAAGCTGGAGCCCCAGTTGATGACCGACACGTCCGTGGTCGGGTTGGCGACCACGAAGTCCGTGCCCTGGATGAAGTCGTTGCGGCCCGGCGAGATGCCGCAGCGCAGCACCGTCGTGACCAGCGAGTTGGGCAGGTAGTCGAACGTGTCCTGCCAGGTGTTGGCCCAGTAGTTGATCGTCACCGTCGAACCAGGCGCCGGAGCGAACGGCAGCGTCACGATGCCGTTGGTGCCGTCCACCGCCTCGGCCACGACCTGAGTCCCGTTGACCTTGGCCACCACCTTCGAGGTGTCGGTGGTCGTGGTGCCGCCACCCGTGCCATCCACGATCGGGCGCTGAAACACGCGGAACGCGCGGGTGCGGTTCGTCGAGGTGCCAGAGGTGAAGCCGAGCGGCCCGTTGGCCGAGCCCTCCCCGATGAACATGCCCACCGGGGTCGTGAACTGGATGTGCTCCAGACCCTGGTTGTCCGTGAACACCGAGGTCAAGAGGTTCGGCACGAGCGCCGCGTTGATCACCGAGACGACCGTGGACGCACCCAAGGTGCCCTGCGGCAACGTGATCGTCGCCTGGATGCCGTTCACGGTGATGATGAAGATGTCGTTGGTGCCCGTCGTGATGTCGAACGGGGCGAAGCCTGGAGAGATCAGGCTCGCGTTGTCCACCGTGACCTGCTCGGACACGTCGTCCGTGAAGCTCGTGTCACCGCGGTGGAAGAAGTAGGTGACGCGCACGGCGTCGTTCGGCTGGGGCGGAACCTGGAGGGTCACGAGACCCTTCTGCCCCTGCACGGACCCGAGCGAGACCACCGAGCCGTTCACGGTCACCGAGACCGACCGAACGTCGTTGGTGACACGGCCGAAGCCCTGTCCATCGACGATCGGGTAGTTGCGAACCCGGAACGTCGTGTAGGTGCCGTCCTGCGCGCCGAGGATCAGGTTGTTCGGGTTGGTCGCATCGACGACCCAGCTCTCAGATACGTCCTCGTTGACGATCTGCTGGTCCACCGTCGAGGATGAGCCACGAACGATCTCGAAGTCGTTCTGCTCCAGCTCCTCCTGGCCCACGCCGATCAGCGCCGGAATACGGAGACCGGCCACCAAGTTCGAGGCGTTGGTTTCGGTCAGGGTCCGGGTGTAAACCCCCGGCGGGGCGTATGAAATGAAGGGGCCAAGGGCCATTAGAATCTCCTTGAGGCGACTAGACCGAATTTCATCTGGATCTGGATGCGATGTCGGCTCGCCTCAGCGAGCAGTCTGGCGGGGGTGGGTCCCCTGCGGTCCGATCTGATTCGAGTCTGTGTCTACCGGCCCGGGCGTTGCCCCAGGTGCCTCTCGTACAGGGCAGCGGAACAAAGCATTAACGCTTTTCGCCGCTCGTCGCTTCGACTGCCTGCTTGACCAGCTTCCGGCGCGCATCCCGTCCCGCATCACTCATAGGCTCGTAATCAATAAAGTCGTTACCCGTGTGCCGAATGAGCGCAGGCGTGCCACCCTGCTCACGGGCGGCTTTCTTGACCTTCTCGCGCTCGCGGATGTGGTCCCAACGCTTTGCGGCACTGCGGCCGACCGCCTGGTCCGCAGTCGGATAGTCGTGGCCGTGGACCCCGGAGTTGGCCTGCGCCCCCGCGCCCTCAGCAAACGCGAAACCGAAGTCGGTGATGATGAGCGGCGCCTGCTCGTGGCACGATGGGCATTCATGACCCACGTGCTCACCAACCTTCAGGTTGCGCTCGAACTTGAGGTTGCACGGCGCGCACTCGAAGTTGTACTTCGGCATGTTCGATCCCTTTCACATTTGATCTATCTGGGCGCAGCACAGGTACTGCCGCCTTCATAGGATTCTCTCGAAGTTGTTGTCGCGCCCAGCGATCACCGGGATGGTCGCGAAGAACAGCTTGTTCTTGACATCCCCGATGATCGTCGAAACCTGGTCGAGCGGGTTGGTGGCGCGGTCCGCCTCTGGGGTCGTGGCGGTCACCTGGCTGAGGGTCAACGGCATCGGGATGTGGATTTCCCAGTCGCCCTGGAGTTGGATCGAGAGCGACGCCATGTACGAGTAATCGTCGGCGGTCTCGTCGTACACTTCCTCGGACTCACCGCCCATCGAGATGTCTGTGATCTCGATACCTTCCGAGGACAGGACCGATCGCTTCTGACCCCACAGGTACATGATGACGAGATCCGCTATCTCCTCCATCTG